GCCGCCCTGGCTAAGAAAGCCCACAAGGCGGTGAAGAAATGACGATTGAAGGACCGCGCGTGATGGATAAACTGCTACCTTGGTGCGACATCGATACGGCGACCCTGGCACCAGGTTATCCCATTACAATTACAGCTGGCCAAAACTGGGAAATTCTCGATGATGGCGCTGGTGGTTACCCTACTGTCGTAAACCGTACCTACTATGACCTCTCTGGCTATACTCTGAAGGAGTTAACCGCATTCATTCAAGGAGTGGACATACAAGAAGCCTTCCAGCCCTTCGGAACTATCTCCTGCACTGTGGTGGATCTGATCACCACTGAATTCGTCAATGATGCCACGCTCCTCGCGGCCCATGTCTACTCCACTGGAAACGGTGACCTGCCCGGATTCCCCAATTCAACCTATGACATGTCGCAAGTTATCTATGGACGTACCAGAACATTCGTGGACAATTCAAGTTGGCAGGACATCGCGCTACAGGGAGTAACCAGTTTCGGAACTGGTGCAGCGACCAGTGGGGCCAAATTGTATATCACGAGAGTGGTCTACATCGTCACCGGAGTGGATGGGGTTATTACACATGATAAGAAAGCCCACATCCCTCCTTGTGATTATGTCACTGCAGTGATAGTAGCGAAAGAAAAAGACATCCCATATCTAATGAGGATGAAGAGAGGCTACGAACACACATCGGGGCTCTGATATGCCCACCTTTGCCCAGCATTTCAAGGCGGGCGTTACCCTTGCCCACGCAGTCTATACCATTGATCAGATCTACGAAGATGACAAATTAGATTGGGATGACGCCCCGGCGATTGGAGCATTCATCGGTGGTGAACTTCTCCTATGGGGTGCCGACCTCCTGGAATGGCGGAATGTTGGAAAGAAACCCCTCTACATCATCGAGGGGGCGATACTTACGGGCGGCGCGGTTAGTTACGCCATCGGCGGTCGTAGCGGATTGGTTGCCTATACGGACGTGGTGACCGGCAAGGTCTCGCCCGCTGAATGGTATGATGTGGTTGCACCAGCAGTGAGAAAAAAGTCTGGAGAACTTCAAAAAAAGTCTGAAGAACTGCAGATCAGAGCCGTTGGCTGGGTCGACCGCAGGTTGATGGAGGGCCAGCATTATCTTGAGCGAGAATATCGAGAAAAGAAACGGCAAGTAGAAACAGGCTGGGAGTTATTGAACAAGTATGGAAGATGGGCTAATCCCGTCCATCTACCTTTCTAAAAGCCAAGGTGGTCGCGGACCTTCTCCCTCATCAATTCCACATGGTCATGACTCAGAACGTGATTGGCTGCCAACCACCGCTGATGATTTTGCATATGTATCAGGAAAAGAGGATAGTATGTCGAGGTTACGTTTTGAGAGAGTTGACATCGCAAACTAGAGCGCACAGCCTCACTGAGGTTATCCCCAGCATCTTCAATTTGAGTTATCCACGCAAATAGGGGGTCACTACGCTTTATTCTGATCCTTATGGTAATTGAACTCATTCACTCACCACATGAATTAGGAATAGGAAAACCATTTTCCCATTTCGTTGCCTCGCATATCATTAGAACATCAGCACCAGAAGCGCCGTAGTCAACATATCGCATGCGAGTAAACCTCGAGCACCACTTACACTTCATTCAATCACCTCGGGGAGAAATAGACCAGAGTTCGCAACCGCTGTATCATGCAACCAGATTGAAAGCACTTGAGCAGCGTTGGTAACGCGTATATATCCGATGTCAATGCCCGCCTTGTTGTAGATTGTAACATGATGTGAACCTTCACTCATAGTCTCATCTCACTTATCTTGAGCAAACGCTCCAGGGTATCGGCTATTCTCTTCAATTCATATCTAATTTGCTCTGTATGTATGGGTTCTTTCGCCATGTTTATCCGAGCAAGTCCTAGTATAAGAATGTGCCACACACACACACCCCTATCAAATCGATTTGAACTCTAATACTTTCCTTGGTTTGATGATTGGCTGTATCTATGAAACAGTGCGCACTCAGCCAATGAACCCCCCAAGAGGTCCCTCCTTATATCACCCCACTGCGTGGTGCGAAGATAGTTTACCAGAAGCGGTGCGCTGACAACGATTATAGGAGGTCTTTCTATAGACCGTACCATGGCGACAGCAAAGACAGGCACATTTCACTTGACGGAAACCGTGCGGATGGATGCAAATCAAGTGAACGGCACAAGAAATCAAGGTTCTATAGACTTGGGGGCATACGTGAATGTTGCCACCGGCCAGGCTCTTTCCGTCAGCAACGTCTCGTGGATTATCCAGCGGGACGGTGATTTCGGTTCAGAACTATCGGCCTTCGCGGTCGGGAATTGTGGAATCTCCTTTCAAGTCAGCGACCTTAACCCCGGAACCGCCTTTGTCCGAGCAGATGATGCTAGCCTGATAGCGAGCGGTTCTCTGAACATCGACTTCGTAAACAACGTCGGCACCCAGATGTCTGATCTCTATCCGGATAGGTTCGGCAGTTCTGACGCTTTCCACATCGTCAACGATTCGCTTTATGTCGTGGTCGGCAATGACGGAAATGCTATTGGCACCGGTCACCTCTACGTTACGGTGAACCTTACTTGCAAAATAGTGAAGTTAAGCAACAAGGATTTTGTCGCCATCGCAATTGCTAGTACAAGTTCTGACAACTGAGGCTTTTAGATGCCTCGATACTGTCCCCGGTGCGGTGAATCCCTAACTGGCCACGGCACAACCACCGGTGAAGTGCGCAAGACTGCTCGGCGAGCATATGAGCCCGCCAAGAAGAAGCGCAAACCATCGGCTTACAACAAGAAGTACGCAGCCGCTTACAAGCGTCTGAAGAAGAAACACCCACGGTCATCCTTCGCCGCCCTGGCTAAGAAAGCCCACAAGGCGGTGAAGAAATGACGATTGAAGGACCGCGCGTGATGGATAAACTGCTACCTTGGTGCGACATCGATACGGCGACCCTGGCACCAGGTTATCCCATTACAATTACAGCTGGCCAAA